ATGACTAATAAAAACAAATCTATCCCTACTATTTCTGTGGCCTACGCGCGTAATGGAAATTCCACCAAGGCCAATGCGCTAGGAATGCGTGTGATGCAGGAACGTGCTTATGAGCGGCGTGGCGAGCAGTACTTACTTATAAAGTCCCCCCCTGCATCCGGTAAGAGCCGAGCTCTGATGTTCATCGCCCTAGACAAGCTCCAAAATCAAGGGCTTAAACAAGCAATTATTGTTGTACCTGAAAAATCGATCGGCGCTAGCTTTAACAACGAACCGCTAAGCCAGTATGGTTTTTGGTCCGATTGGGTCGTGGAGCCCAAATGGAACCTATGTAATGCCCCTGGCTCGGACAATGGGGGCAAGGTTAAATCGGTTGGTGCGTTCCTTGAGAGTGACGATAAAGTCTTGGTATGTACACACGCTACCTTCCGATTCGCCGTTGATGCTTATGGAGTAGAGGCATTTGATAATCGGTTGATTGCGGTGGATGAATTCCACCATGTCTCTGCGAATCCGGAAAATAAATTGGGTCTGTATCTTGGTCAATTTATCGCTCGCGATCGTGTGCATATTGTTGCAATGACGGGTTCCTATTTCCGTGGTGACGCTGAGGCGGTTCTAGCTCCGCAAGACGAGTCAAAGTTCGATACGGTCACTTACACGTATTATGAGCAGCTTAATGGCTATGAATATCTGAAACAGCTCGACATCGGTTATTACTTCTACTCTGGTTCATACACAGATGACATTCCTAAAGTGCTAGACTCGTCTGAGAAAACAATCATCCACATCCCGAATGTTAACTCTCGCGAGAGTACAAAGGATAAGATCAGAGAAGTTGAGCACATCATTGAAGAGTTGGGGGAATGGCAAGGCACGGACCCTGTAACGGGCTTTCAGTTAGTTAAGACGTTAGAAGGTAGAATTCTTAAAATTGCTGACCTTGTAGATGACGATCCGACTAAACGTGACAGGGTATCAACTGCATTGAAAGATCCTGTTCATAAGAATAATCGCGATCATGTGGATATCATCATCGCTCTTGGCATGGCGAAGGAGGGTTTTGACTGGATCTGGTGTGAACATGCGCTAACAGTTGGCTATCGGGCGAGTCTTACTGAGATTGTGCAGATCATCGGCCGGGCTACCCGTGACGCTCCGGGTAAAACTCGTGCTCGTTTCACTAATCTGATTGCTGAGCCGGATGCTTCCGAGGAGGCGGTAACTGAGGCGGTGAACGATACCCTGAAAGCTATTGCTGCCAGCCTGCTCATGGAACAGGTCCTTTCACCCCGCTTCGAGTTCAAATCGAAAAATGCAGAAAGTGGCCCGGTTGAAGGGTTTGACTATGGAGATGAGGGCTATGATCCAGAAAAGTGTAATGTAGGCTTTAACCATGAAACAGGACAAATGCAGATTGAAATCAAAGGTCTCTTCAAGCCGAAGAGCGAGGAGGCTGCACGCATATGCCGAGAAGACCTAAATGAAGTCATTGCGACATTCGTTCAGGATAAAAACATTATCGAACGGGGGTTGTTTGATGAGGAAATGGTGCCGGAAGAGTTAACGCAGGTTCGTATGGGCAAAATCATCAAGGAAAAGTATCCAGAGCTTGACACTGAGGATCAGGAAGCGATTCGTCAGCACGCCATTGCCGCTCTTAACTTAACACAACAATCAAAGCAGACAGTGACGAAGAACACTGAGGGCATCGATGAGCCTATTACCAACACTGCACTTATCGATGGAGTTCGAAAGTTCGTGATGGACGTTCATGAACTAGACATCGATCTCATCGACCGTATTAATCCATTCAGCGAAGCGTACGCAATTCTATCCAAGGCATTAAGTGAGGATAGCCTAAAACAAGTTGCAGCTGTCATTGCGGCAAAGCGCGTAAGTATACCTTATGAAGAAGCACGAGCACTGACTGAACGGGCTGTTCTATTCAAAAAAGAGCGGGGACGACTGCCGGATATAAACTCACAAGATCCGTGGGAAAAGCGAATGGCCGAAGGAGTTGCTGCCTTACAGCGCTATTCTGCGCAGCAGAAGACCGCTCAAGGTAGCGGAGGGGGAATATAAATGTCTAACCTTTCTGATGATGATCTTCTCCGGGAACTTGGTGTGGAGTATGAAGTAACAAAGGTACGCTCTTACACGCCACGTGAAGAGCGCATCATTGCAGGTTTTGAAGAAATCCAGAAATTTGTCAAAAAGCATGGTCGTATCCCGCAACATGGTGAAGAGAATGACATTTTTGAGAGACTATATGCAGTGCGGCTTGATCGACTGCGTGCACAGGAGGAGTGTCGAGCTCTTCTTGCATCGCTAGATAGCCAAGGATTGCTAAGTGAGCAAGAGACTAAACAGATCGATCCATTAACCACTTTAGACGATGATGAGCTCCTTTCCGAACTAGAAGGATTCCTCGCTACTTCAGACATTACAGAGTTACGCCATGTTCGCTCTCAAGTCGAAATACGAGCTGCCGAGGAAATTGCGAATCGTGAGAAATGCGAAGATTTTGCTCAATTCCAACCGCTGTTCGAACAGGTTGAGAGGGAACTTAAATCCGGAGATCGACAGACGCGTCCCTTTGGTAAGGATGCGAGCATTAATACAGGGAACTTCTTTATTTTAGGGGGACAACTTGTCTACGTGGCTGAGAAGGGGGAGGAATTTAGGGCTCCTAATGGTCATGCTGATGCACGACTTAGAGTCATCTATTCTAATGGTACCGAGAGCAATCTCCTGCTCAGATCCTTACAGCGTGCGTTATACAAAGACGAGGCTGGACGTCGATTGACTGATCCAATCAGTGGAGGGCTGTTTAGCGCAGATTGGGAAGACGACGACATTCCGAGTGGAACCATCTACGTGCTGCGAAGCTTATCGGATCATCCATTTGTTGCGGAACATCGTGAGCTAATTCATAAGATTGGTGTAACCGGAGGTAAAGTTGAAACTCGCGTCGCCAATGCAATGCATGATGCTACTTACCTGTTGGCGGATGTAGAAGTTGTAGCAAGCTACAAACTAGCTAGTGTCAATCGCACGAAGTTGGAGGGGATTTTCCACCGTATCTTTGCACCCGCTCAGCTTAACATTACTATTCATGACCGCTTTGGCCACCCTGTACGTCCGAAAGAATGGTTTCTTGTACCACTAAATGTAATCGACGAAGCAGTAAGTCGTATTCAGGATGGTTCCATTATCAATGTTGTATATAATCCTAAGACCGCCAGTTTGATCGAACATTCGTAGTAGAAGTTCCGTACGTTAATTTATTTTTTTATGAAGCACGTCCTGATGGGTGTACTTCATTCCTTGTGAAGACTTAATAGCCCCATGTTCTCAAAGGCCCCCCTGTAATCAACCAATCGACCCAAATAATCTTGTGTGACTTATGTGAGGGAACTCGCCGTCTACTGGCTTTCTTCAGGATAAACTAAAAAGGAGAACGGCCAATATGGCTGTCTCCTTTACTTACTTTAGGGGATGGTTATACATGTCCTCAGGTGATTTTTCTTGGTTATAAGAAGCTCCCTTATCTTCTATACGTGCATAAGCCTCTCCTAAACCAATTGACTCATAATACTTCCGTTCGGCTTGCCCCATCCGCTCCAATACTGCCGCATGTTGCACCTCTGGGATAAATTCAAGGAGGACAGCTACGATTGCATTCTCTCGTGCCGCTTCACGTAGCCTGATTTCCTCTATTCCATAGACCGTATAGCCGCCATGTGCACCATTCGTAATTTTATACTTTAACTGGATTGCTGCTATGGCAGTAGCGGGTGAAATCTCGTCAATATGTGCTAACGTTTCGAAGCCTTTCTGAATTACCTCATCCAAAAGCTCTAGGTCGTGCTTCACTTTATTCACGGTCATGTGAGCAGCTTTACGTTGTTCTTTCGTGAGATTATTTGCGATACGATTTCCTTTGGACTTGCCAGAGCGAAGTTTATCCGCCTGAATGTCCCCTATAATCGCGGCTCTACGCTTCTTCGCATACTCGTACATGGTAGGAACTGAGATATCGAAGCCATTTTCCTTACACCAAGCTGCACATTTATTTGGACTTTCTCCATCGTCCAACATCTTATCCAAGAATGGCCTTCTCGGCCACGCCAATAGCTGTTTCTGTTTGCCTACGGCCATGTAATCAACTCCCTTTGCATAAATACAACTATAATATCTTTAATTAGTGCCTTTTCGTAATCTCAGAATATAAAATCTGTAGAGATTTTGATTAGACCGTGATGGCATGCTCATCCGTGTTATTATTGAGTTAATAAGGAGTTATATGAGATTAGGAGGAAAATGATGAGGTTGTTTACGGAAGATCGAGAACTAATATTTCAAGAAGTACCCCTAGTGTTTAGTGGTGAGGCTTATTCAGATGTGTTTGCACAAAAGAATAATAAAACGGTATTAGAAACAATAAGCCACAAAAGATACATAAAACATAAACAGACCATAAATAGCAGATACACGAAGTATTTAAATACTGGTTTAGGAGTGTTCTTGAAAGATCTAAAGAATTCTGGTGATATGTATTACAAAGAATTCTTAAATAAGAATGGGGACAAGCTCTACTCGAATTTTATTATTGAGGATGAAGATATTAAAAAGTCAAAAGGACTATATTTGTACAGCATTGACGGGCAAGTGAAGTACGTTGGGAGGTGTAAAGATTCATTTGGTAAGAGAATAAATGCTGGTTACGGGAAAATACATCCGAAAAATTGCTATATAGATGGACAGTCAACAAATTGTCATTTGAATAATCTTGTAACATCAAATAAGGCAAGTACAAGCTTTTACGTGTGTAAATTAGAGGATAACAATGAGATAACTGAGCTTGAGGCAGAGTTAATTAGAAAATACCAACCTGAGTGGAACATATGTCTCAAGATGTAAGTGTGGCTATCACTTAGTGGCTTAAGAGAAGTTCTGGACATGGGGGAGTATCGGCGTGAAGAAATCATTAAAAAGAAGTATGGAAAAGCGATTACAAAGAATAGAAAGACGCCAGACTGCATTTCTAGACCCCAGCGGAAGAAGTGAAGCTGATATTTTACGAGACCTTCTCGTAAATGGACATTTTGTAACTCCTAAAAAGAGTGAATTGCGTCATGAAAAAACAGGGGGTACGAAGTCCCCCTGTAACATTTATGAATTCCCTAAATAACGATAGCTGGAGAGTTATTATTGTGATCGGGAAACGGACAGGCCTTCTTCAAGGTAACCCACCGCATATAGATATATTGTAAAAATTGATATTAGAAGCGATTTCACGAATCTAGATTACGATTTCGATCCTCTCCTGTTTCGGCTTGGAGGTTTCCGCTGTTGCTGCAACAGGATTTGAAAAGAAATAAGAGTCTGCATTTTCATTGAAGCTCAATTCAATCGACTCTATTTTCTTACTTGTATTTACTGTAATTCGCTTAATGAATAGGTGCATTAACGTTTTTCGTTGCTCGAATGGTGCAGTAGTAATTATTTGATTGAATCCATGAATCAACTCGCGGATCTGCACGAAGGATACAGGGGACGTATTGTCTTCGGCTAATTCAAGCTCCAGCCGGGACTTCTCCACTTGAAGATTACTTATATCAGCCTGAATCTTTTGCATTCTTTCAGCTAGGATTGTTTTATCAACCTTAAATTGCTCGAATGCATCGAGGTAGCGGCGCTTATTGTTCTCAGCCTGTTCTAATTGGCATCTAATGCGCTCTAGTTCCGCTTGGAGCGGTAATGTTCGTGTTGCTAGTTTTTGGTTGATTTTATCGACGATGAGCTTCAAAATGCGATCTTTGGACAGTACCTCAGCTAACCGACTCATGACTTCTTCTTCTGCTTCCTGTTTTCGAATGCTATTGGCAGAGCACACGCTACTACCTTTACTCCTAAAGGCTCCACACGAGTAATACAGGCGATTTATGTACTCTCCGGTCTTCGACTTGCTCCGAGTACGACTGGCGACCATCGCCGCGCCACACTTTGGACAACGAATTAACCCAGACAATAAGAACTCCCCATCGAAAATGCGGGATGGCGTAAACGATTTCTTCTGCAAAAGGAATTGGACTTTCTCCCATAATGCATCAGAAATAATGGCTTCATGCTTTCCATCGGCAATGATCGGCTCAGCGCTCTTGCCTCGTCTTCGCTTGTTACTCCAGTTTTCGTAGCGGTTATAGCGGATTTTACCGTTGTAGAACGGATTGTTCAGGATTTCCTTTATGGCTGTCGTGGAGAAGGTATTACCGGTCTTCGTCTTGTAGCCGCTGTGGTTTAGCTCATTCGCAATGCTCTTTAATCCACGCCCCATAGCGTAAAGTTCGAATATCTTTCGGACAATAATCGCTTCGGCTTCCACCACGACGACGAGCTTTGACCGCTTGGGAGACCCGCTGGGGTCGGGAATAGCCCGATACCCCAGCGGCAGCTTACCGTTGTGTTCTCCCTTCTTTGCTCGCTGTTTCAGCCCCAGTTTCACGTTATCCACAATCGTGTTTCGCTCAAGTTCACCGACAGCGCCCATCATTTGAAGAGCGAACTTCCCCATAGATGTGCTGGTGTCAAAGTTTTCCGAGAAGGAACGGAATGTGATGTTGTATTTCTCTAATCGTTCGACAATTTGAAGTAGGTCGATGTTTTTTCGAGCCATGCGGTTAAACTTCCAAACGATAACCTCGTCAAATTTCCTTTCTTCCACATCCCTCAGAAGTTGTTGCAGTTCGTATCTACCGACAATGCTTTTGCCGCTAATTCCCCTATCCACATACTCTTTATAGACCTCTTTCCCATATAGTTCACAGTATTTACGCAGAATTTCGAGCTGGGCATCGATGCTATAGCCTTGCTCGGCTTGGTCTTCGGTGCTCACACGCGCATAAATAGCGACTTTAGCAGGTTTGTTGGTCATACCGTTCATCCTTTCCACTTGCAATCTCCAATGCTCATCCCGTTTACACATACTCGGCGTAGATTTCTTTTCCGTTCGCTTCGCAGTATGCGCGCAATGAGTTAAGCTGTTTGTCCAGACCCTCCTGCTCTTGATTTACACGCGCAAAGATGGCAACTTTCGTTTTATTAATGGTCATTGTGAAAAAACTCCCTTCAAATGGTTAGATGTTTGAGCGCGGCTGTGCCTATGATGTGCAATTCGGCCACATCGCGGTTCGGCGGAACTTGAACGCTCTGGATAAATCCACGAAGCAAGGCGTTGCGTTTCCCCGCTTCAATAGCATGAAATGACTTTAACAGCGACTTAAATGCCTGGCGAACTTCTTTCAGTGATACCGTGCTGTTGTTAAGTTCAGCTAACTTCGCTTGTAGCTGGCGCTGGTTCTCGTTCAGCGCTGCCGTAGCTTGGTTCAAGGATTCGAGTTTTTCCACAAGCTCCGTAAGCTCTATGTGCTCGCCCTCGAACAGCTCGTAACAGCGCCGTTGCTGATTTTCTAACTGTTTCAGCTTCATAGCGGCCTGAGCTAGATGCTCCCGTAGTGGCGCTTCCGCTTCCCGGCTCCTGCGGTTAATACGGCTGACAATCTCGTTTAACAGGCGTTTGTTTGTGAGCATGTTTTGGAAGCGGGAGAGCGCTTCTTCTTCTACAGGTGAAGCAGGAATTGCGTTCGCTTTACAAGCCGTGGGGCCTTTATTCCTGTACTCGCCACATACGTAATAATGGTTCATGTGAACATTTCCGTTCTTCCGATATGCTTTCGTGTGCGCGGGGATCATGCTTCCTCCGCACACCGGGCACTTCAACAAGCCAGCCAGCGGATAGTGCCGGTTAATCTGCTTGGTCGGCGGACGGGAGCGCTGATTCAGCAATGATTGAACTTCGTTCCACAGCTCCATGCTGATGATTGGCTCATGTGTGCCTTGCACAACCCGCTTCGAATGGTCACTGGAAGTTCCAGTGAACTTCTCGTGGGTGGTGTACTGAATGAGGCCAATGTAATTCACGTTGGTCAGGATACCTCGTACAGCGGCGATACTGAACGGTTTATTGCGCTTCGTCGTGTATCCAGCCTCGTTTAAATGTGCCACAATGGCTTTTAACCCTTTTCCCATCTGATACTGCTCGAAGATTAATTGCACCAATCTTGCCTCATGCGGAATCACTCTAACGTGCGGCTCCACTTCGCCTCTCGTTACCCATTTGTACCCGAGAACGTTATTGCCGCTGTTCCAGTTTCCCGCCGCGCTTCGTTTCTGCATTCCAAGGCGTGTGTTTTGGGCAATTTGCTCTCGCTCCATTTGGGCGATAGCTCCAAGCATTTGTAAGGCGAAGTTTCCTTGAGCAGTGCTGGAGTGGAATTGCTCGGTCAGGCTTATATATCCGATATTGTGCTGTTTGAACAATTCCATCATCTTGAGCTGATCTGCCAAGTTCCTCGCTAAGCGATTTAATTTCCATGTGATGACGGTTTGGTATCGGCCTTGCTTCGCGTCAGCCAGTAGTTCCAGCATTGCGGGTCTTCCATCAATAGACTTGCCGGAATACCCATCGTCAACGTATTCACGGTATATGGATAGTTGGTGCTCAGCGGCGTATGCGCGGAGTTCTTCAAGTTGTCCGGAGATGCTGTAACCTTCCACCTGGTCATCTGTGGAGACACGGACATAAATTGCGATTAGTTTCGTATTAATCACCTCCATATGTAAATAAATGTAAATTTATCATAATACCTGCGATTAATGTCGATCAAACGTCATTTTGGCTGAATAAAGCCAATTAGTCCTTTGATAAGTACAATCGTTCATTCTTTCGCTTTGGCAGACGACGTTTTAAAGTTGCTTAAGTTATCACGATTATCTATTGGCTTCAAATGTGGGACTAGCAGGTCTATGAGTAGATCGAGGACGTCGTTTAACTGGCGTTCAGAATCATTCACGGAGAGCACCTCTTTTCTAATTGATGAAAGCCTGCAACGTTTCTCTTCCCTTGTTGAGGGTGGGTTTTTGCGGCTTTATCCTTAATAAAGCGCTCCATTCAAACTGTGCTCCTGATTCATGCATGAAATCGTAAAAAATAAAGGTGTATATTTTTTTAAGGTATTTAAGATGGGATTGAATAGTCAAAGTTAACCACGCGGAGTGAAGAAGATGAGGCGAAGAATTAGAAGCGGTTTAAAGCTAAATTCGGATTATCCAATTAATAATATAAGCTAGAGTTCGGAGGGTCGGAATTAGGGGATCACAACTCGTGAGTCGCTTTATCTGAGTAACCATACCTAAATTCCAAATTTCGATGATTACGCTCAAAATCAATAAAGGATATTTAAGTAATTAAAGAAGAGGTGTACGAGGGACGGCAAAAGGACACGTACTGAGCACGTGCCCTTCTACCTCCTACATCGTCGAGATATTTGTTGCTTTTGGGCTTAATGCAAAGTAAACAGCATCTCGTCCCGCTCCGTGGCGCTCTACTCTTTGTGAGAGTAAATAGCCACGATCTTCAAGCTCTTTTAAGTCTTTCTCTATATCCCTTACCTTCTTGTACCATTTTCGCTTAAGGAGTTTCCAAATGCTCGTCCTTGTGTACCACTTTATCGATGTTTCGTGGCCCTGGGCTTTTTTCAATGCTTGTAGAATTATTTTTTGTTTCTCGGTGTGGACACTTTCGGTAGCTTTTCCGAAGGCTTTAATCATGTGTGCGAAGAAATATTCTAACAACTGAGACGCCGAGTCTACTGTTGAAGCAGATACTTCCTCCGGCAACTCATCCTTATCTGCATATTCCGCCATGTGGAGTAAGCCGGCAATTCGCATCAGTTGACCAGCCAGTTTACCAGCCCAAAACTGCATATCGCTTGTGAGATCACTTTGTTCTGGGTCTAACCGTGGCTCAATCTTCTTGAATACTTGATCATAAACCAATTTAGCTTCTTCAGATAAGTGTAAAATCTGTGTAGGCTCCTCCTCATTGTATTGTTCTCCCTGGACAGCGTTCATGACCAATTCAACTAATTTTTTTGATGATGCGTTATTTTCCACTGGAACAGTTGGTTTTCGTGTAAGTAAGTTTTTCATATTGGCGTTATACTTCTCTCTAATCGATCGAGGGACAGACGTGCTTCTCGGCACTCTAGTTCCCATGGGAGAATTCGGGACAGCATAGAGAAAACGTGCGAGTAAACCACGCCCTGCTAACGCGCTCTCGGATAATATGCGATGAAGGTGATCGTTCTGTACTGTTAATCCGACAGATATCGTAGCTGCTTTTAGATAGATCGAACCTCCATTTTTTCGGTCGTAAGCATAGTCCTCGCTGCTGTGCCCTTTAAGGAAAATATCTACATTTGTTTTACGGCCTGAGTAAAGGCCAGCTATGATATCCAACACACCGCCTTCAGGACTCAGAACACCCATTCGGTTATGATTAACAGACATGTCCGTAATCAACTTCTCGGCAGTTATATCCTGTTTGACGAGCTGGGGTGGAAACAGTTCTTTCGTGCTATCCAACTTCCTTTGAATTTCCACTAGTCGGGATTGGTCGCTTAAAGTTCCTTTCTTAAGCTCCTTCAACGCATTGGAGTATTCTGCCTTTAAAGTATCGATTTCAACTTTGCGTTGTGCTATGGCCTCAGACATTTCCTCTCGTAGTTCAGCTTCATATACCTGAATGGGAGCTATTACTTCGCTGAACACCGCTGATTTTCGACTTGCCGGTGGTAACGCTACAATAGCATAGAGGCAAAGCGGCTCTACATAACCATCATAGACCTCCAGTTTAAAACGCCGCTGCACAGCTACAGAGATAGAGACCAGCGCCATCATAGCAGCCAGATCAACAGGTGTTTGTGAGAAGATTGCTAAAGCTTTAACGTAATCGCGCAACCAATCTGGGAAGATATTCACCGGAAACTCGGGTGCAGCGAAGTCCTCAAAAGGGGCAATTTCGGGATATTCTTCGGCATCTTCGTTATCGATAGGGGCATTAGATAGTTTATTGCTCCTAAGGATATGTTGTTTATATCCGGAATATTTTTCGATTTGCATATCTAAAGCGTTTGTAATGACCTTATCTCTATAGTCGGCACGATTTCCCCATTTCTCCCGCTTGCCTAACGCACTATTATCCATGATCCTTTCTATTTGCTCTGAGTCATCGGTGTAGAAAGCAAGTTTAAAAGCAAGGGCAGAGTCCGCTTCGCTCTGGCTAGGATATTTGGGGGCAAGAACTTTACTCCATCCCTGCTGATACAACTGCTTCCAATTAGCCCCTTTCGGCTCTCGGAATAGCTTTTCAAGGATTTCGGCATCCGTCAGCGCGTTTAGCTGACCTACTCCCTGTTTCACGACAAGCGGTTTAGAAGAATGGCCACGCTCGGCTGGCTCAGGGAACAACTGCTTATACAGCGAGTTCAACTCGCTTTGCCGCTCCATGACTTCCTTCGGCTCCCCTACAACGTCGCCAGTGACCACGAAGAAGCGCTTGGAATCGTACATTTCGATTTTGTCTTTTCGACTTCTTTTACCGGGAATCTTTCCTTTCACGATAATGTGGAAGCCTGTACCCGACACGCTAAATTCTGTATAAGAATCCATGTTGGTAATAATCTCCTCCGCCCGAGCATCGATGGCGCCAGTGTCCGGGTCAATGCATTTATCCAGATCAATGCCGGTTAGCCCGCCTCCTTCCTTGAAGACGAAGCCAATACCGTCGAATCGCCCAGCTTGGCTACTAAGAAGCACATCAATTGCCTGTTGGAAGCTCATTTGATTGTGAACGTCATGTGGATCGGAAGGAACACCGTAGATATTACAAGGCACTTTAGCCGGTTTCTTTTCACCCTCTACGAATTTCCATAAAACCCATTGGTCAAGCTCTTTCAGACTCGTGGGGATGTTGTTGTAGTTGAAATTCATTGAGAACACAACCTTTCTTTCTGGTATGAGATTGCGAAATAAATAATTGATCAGCGGCTAGCCTTACAGCAACGACGAAAATGGGCCCGCTGCCAGCGTTTTTCCTGTAACAACCACTTCAGTCAACGCGCGTAAACCAAAAAAATAGGCGGGTTTAAGCGGGTGGTGAGGGGTAGACCTCATAGCGCTCCTCCTTTCGGCTTTTACTGTGAATAAAGGGGGCGAGGCTGAAGTTTACACAGCAAAATCACATGCGGACCGTGATCAAATTTTCTTATCAGGTGGAGGAGAAGGAGAGCCAAGCACGTGTGGAACGATTCTCCATCAAGGAATTGGGAGTTATGGAATTATGGCCTTCAAATCGCCTGTCGTCCCGCTCCTAAGTAGGGGAGCTAGAATTAAACTCAGGGGAATTTCGGCAGAGGCTGCTCGAAATTAGGGAGTGGCGTTTCATCTGGGAATGTTCATGCAGCGTGTTTTCACATGGGGAATATGCACATTGGAGCAAGATTGAGAATCCATCAAAAGCAAAAAGCCCCACCAGCGATAACCGGGACGTTAAGCATCCATCGTATCGCAAGTGGGGCAGGGGAGAGATATGGAGACAGGGCAGGCAGGTGTGGCATACTGCCATTCTCATCAATCGACAGGTAATTGTTTAGTGGAGTTGGGGAACGGGCTACTGAGTTGAAATTTAACAGCGTAGCCCATACAGGTAACGAGACAGAAGAGAGATCCACGTTATAAACCGTTCAAATTTGAACGTGGAAGTGGGTTATACCGTTTAGCAGCCGACTGTGATTTATTGAATTCAGGTGTATCCAGAGAACAGCATGTGTCATTAAGCGAGCTAATACGTAAATCCCCTAAAAGACGAGCGAAGCGAGTCACTCCGAGCGTTAGCGAGGAGCAGAGCACATCCATCCCTTGGGTACCATAGTCAGAAAGCAGCCCAGGCTTCTGTGGGCATGGGCTGGCCACAGATATTAAGGTGACTTTCACGTTCCTGCTTGTGACCTCCTCGCTTTGCTCGGAAGCCTTCGCTACGCTTCGGCTCTTTTCATTCCTTCGGTCTTCTGGAGAACATGTTATTCAAGTGAGGAACCCTCTTAGTTCTTAATATAGCGAACACTTTTATTCGTTTTATTCGCCCACTCCCGGCAGTACCGTTTTTCTCGCGAAGGATGGAGCGTTCCCATAAGAGCCTTGTATTTCCCACAGAGGAGCGCATGTCACGTTCTCCATAAAATCCGCCCATAGGTCAGCCATCCGACCGTATACTTATTCGGTTTTTCGCAAGAAATATACCATCCCATACCAGTAGGTTATCAATTGTGCGGTATTGATCGAAAATTTCTATCAATTATTCGAGAATTAGATTCAAATTTAGTTGGGAGCGGTAGAAGTTGATAACCAATAAGGCCTTATAGGTTATTCACCTCTGAACACTTAACTAGTGAAGAAGGTGATCAATGGAAGCGGGATGGGACTACGTGTGGCTTGAGGGAAGCCGGAGTGATTAATTAAATCCAGAAGTGATACGAGTTGTTTTTGTTAGCAAACATAAGAAGAAGCCCCTGTATGGCTTAAGTTGGTGAATAAACGACGAAAATTGGCTCATAGGGGCTTTACGGAGGTTCCGTAGGTGGGTTTATCCAAAACGCGAGGGTTTGTGCGGGAGGGATAATTCAAACATCCCATAAACATTCTTTGATTTTATTGAATCAAGTTTACATAGACCAAGGTTAAACAAAGAGGAACTACAAAGTATACCGTGTACGGAATAAAAAAATTGAATCCGCCGACCTTACGAATATGGTATTCCTGTAGTTTTTGATTTATTATCTTTGATAATCTTTTCGATTTTCTTCTCAGCGTGCCGAAGGTAGATGTTGTTAATAAAAAAGGCAAGCGGGACATTAAGTAAAAGCATAAACACCAATCTAAATTCTATTGTGCTTAAATTCAAACTTGAAGTTACGACTAGCATGAACACATTTGCGACTAAGAAGATGATAAATGCAAGATACATCTTGCGGTAAAGCAGGAAAATGCCTCCGAGCCAGAAAGCTCCCCAATTCCATTTTGAGTTTTTGTTCCACGCTTCGATGTAATAATCATTGCTAGCGAAATTCCGTAAGTGCTCCTCTGTTACGATAGGATTTTTAATGTAACTCAAAGGTATGAGCCCCCTTCTACTACCGGATATCCAATACTATTCGACCTAAATAAGTTTAAAACCAATATTCTGTGCCACCCTAGGTTCGATTCAGTGCGTATTTACACAGCATTATTTTTTATAGTTTCCTGTGCCTCTTCCAAGGCATCTATGGCATTTGTAGCTTCGTCCTCTGTTAGATGAAACCCTTTGCCCTCTCGCCAAGGTTTATCCATGGATTCCCTCCACCACTTTTGAAACGCTATATACCGATTTCCGCCCTTTTCAATAATTAGGGTTTTTATGGATTGAGTGCTTGATATCTCCCTGTCCGCTACAATATTGATTAGGCGGATGGTTTCATCTGCAAAAACTAATTTATCGTTATCCATTTAATTGTTGCCCTCCGGCTACTCTTCAATAAGATGTATCAGGTCTTTTTTTACAATCGAAAAGCCCCGCTTCTCCCAGTGCTTCACAAACTTTTCTGTGCATTTGATTTCTATGCCAGAGGTGCCATTGCGCATTATGAATCCTTCTCGTTCTTTTGAAAGCTCATCAAACACGGTTATTTTCTCGTTCATGATTTAGTTCTCCTTTTGTCATATAACATTTCTAAGTACAGGACTTGATGATTAGATAGTACTATTAAGTACTAAAATCATCAACTTAATTTTTAGTTCGATTATCTGTAAGTGCTTTAAGACCTCTTCTAACCTTGTAGTAGAGGTGGTTTTGTGAAATTATCGACTTTGGTCGGGGGAAGAATTAAGGCGTTGCGAAAAGCAAAGGGCTGGACCCAAGAGCAATTAGCAGAAGCATCATCACTTCATTATAGTTATATTGGTGGGGTGGAGCGTGGAGAACGCAATATTTCCCTGGATACACTTGAAAAAATTGTTGGAGCACTTCAAGTTCCACCTATGGAGTTATTTCGGATCGAGCTTGGAACTGATGCTGAAAGGGATCACCAGAAGGCACTGGATGAGCTTATGACAATAATG